CACGTTCACGCCTACCATATGGATGAGTCGGGTAATGTGACCTACTACACCAAAATACGTTAATCCACCAATTCTATATTCTCTCTCGCACGGAGCCGCATGTTACAAAAAGACGCGCGGCTTCCCGTGTCTCACAAAAAAATCACGGGTGTCAAAAAAATCTCAAAAGGAACGGACGCTAGCGGTCCGATCGCGACTCACTCGCGGATTGCTCCCACGGTGGCCGCGGTCCCTATACGGCGCGCGTAGGGTCTGGGCTCACGCCCACGCACCCTCAACACGCGTACGATTTTACACCCAACCCCCCATATATACAAATATACCTCAAATTTCAAATTAATACTTTTTGGTCTTAAATACGGGATCGCAAATTTTAACCTCTACAAAATTTTTGATAAACCCAATTGTATATACGAATTTCCTAATTATATTCACCAGATAATTAATTTAAAATGGAAAATTTAACAGGTAAGGATACATCGGAATTTTACGAGATGAACGCTCAACAAGTGCGAGATAACGTTCGATCAGCTAGAGGTTACGATTTTGTCGATGATGGAAATAATGCGTGGAATGTGCGTTATTTTAAGAAAAAATATGGTTCTAAAAAGTCACCATTTTCTACGGGTCATATCTATGTTTTACAGAATACATCGGTACCCGGTATTTTTAAAATTGGTTTTACCGAACGTTCGGTAGCCGAACGTTTAAATGAGATTAATTCCGCTACGGGTGTGATTACACCATGGCAAGTACGCGATTTTTGGTTTACTCAGGAACCTTATTTAGCCGAACAAGAAATTCACGATTTACTTTCAGATTATAGAGTAGAGGATAATCGCGAGGGTTTTGCGGTAAATTTTATAGTTGCGCGTGACGTGATTTTTAAAGTTTTGGGTATTCCTAACGAGGATCTCGCGTAAATTATCGATTTATATATTTATTACAAACAAATAAAATTTTAATATGGCAACATATCTATTTAAAGATACTAATAAAGCAGCTTTTATTAACGGAGTAAATACATTATTTAAAGATAATGGTTTGAATTATGAAATTGATTCAACCGATTTACTTGATGCTATGCCCGGAAAGGCTGAGTTTACATTTTTTATTACTGATAGTCCCCAAGAGGATGATATTTTAAAGAATGCTGAGAAAACAAAATATTTTACTTTTCCATTCCGTTCGATTGAGTTAGCAACGATTATTAAAGAATCCCAAAAGGGTAAAAAATCCAAAAAGTAATTTGGCATTAAGGGTGTCTCGCGTATATTCAAACGTAGGGATTTGTTTGAATCAAACGATTGGATAAGGAAACGCGCCAAACGTTTGCAAACGTTGACCAAACATCACACCAAACGCGTATATACGTATAAATGTATTAGAATATGAGGTATAAGGATCAAGTTTTAAATAAAATAAATCAATTAGAAAATCTAAATCGTACATTAGACTTTCAACTTTCACGAGGTGAGAGTTCTGATTCATTATTACAAACATTAAGTGATATGAAGGAAAAAATTGAGGATTTACGCTCAACTGTTTCTTTAGAACACGATGAGTTTTCTACATATGTTTAAATAAAAAATAGGTTATGATATTGAATGAAGAACAATTGCTGGAAAACTGGCAACAATTTTTAGGTTATATTGAACAATATATTACTGGTGATCGTCAAAAGCGGTTAATCGATTTTTATAATAAGTATGAAGAACGCTTTATATTATTACCTGCATCGCATAAACCTGCATATCACAACTGTTTCCCTGGAGGATATATCGAACATGTTAATCGTGTGGTATCAGCTAGTTTGGATATAGACGCTGTATGGAGAAAATTTGATGTTAAACCTACATATACTACTGAAGAGGTAGTATTTTCTGCTTTAAATCATGATTTGGGTAAGTTTGGAACATTCGAACACGAAGCTGTTTTACCTAATCCGTCTGAATGGCATGTGAAGAATCGAGGTGAAATTTACACTTTCAATACTCAGATGGATTATATGACTGTCCCTGATCGTGGATTGTGGTTATTATCTCAATCAGGTGTTGAAGTTTCTAAAAATGAATGGTTAGCTATCAAATTACATGATGGTTTATACGATGAGTCAAATAAACCTTATTTATTATCATGGGCCCCAGAAACTAAATTACGTACATCATTACCCTTTATCATCCACCAGGCTGATTTATTAGCAGCACGTGTTGAATTCGAACGCGAGTGGTTAGACAAATTAAATGGTACACCCGTTGAACAACCTAAATCGGTTACAACACAAAAATATAAACAACAACCTCAAATATCAATACCAGAAAATTCAAATCTGAAAGATATAATGAGTAATTTCTTTGAATAATATGGAATTAATAATATATATTACTGTTACTTTATTAATAGCATCAGGTTATGCTACTTTTAATATGTTTAGAAAAATGGAACGGTTAGAAAAGATTGTTGATCAACAAAATCAATATATTACTAATATTTCCGAACTTATAGAATTATCAAATAAAAAAATAGGGGAGTCTGAAGTTGCGCAAGCATTTAAAGCAGATGATGAGATTGGTTTTTTCTTTGAGACATTACAAGAAATTCAAACACAATTGAATTCTTTTAAAACTCGAAACAATTAATATGGATTTAATATCTCCTCCGGAGGAAGAAGTACTTTTAACTAAAAAAGGTACTATACGTAAACGTAAACCTAAAAAATCAATCTTATATTTTACTTCAGATACTGAAGAAGCGATTATAGAGTATTTAGCTTCTAAAGATCAAGATAATCGTAATTATATATTTGATCAACGTATTGATTATGCTTTCCACAAATTAGCTGAAAATATAATTCACACATTTAAATTTTATTATACTGATGTTGATACTATAAATGAGTTAAAACATGAGGTAGTAGCTTTTCTTTTAGAGAAACTTCATTTGTATGATCAATCTAAAGGTAAAGCTTATTCTTATTTCGGAACTATCGCTAAACGCTATTTAATTATTTATAATGAAAAAAATTATAAAAAAATAAAAGGTAAAGGTACGTTAGAAGAAGTTGATGAAGATAAAGTTATAGTTGAAGATTTAGTTCGTGAATCTAATAATGATGCCGATTTAAATGATTTTATCTCATATTTTGTTCGTTATATGGATACTTATCTTGAAAAACATTTTCCAAGATCACAAGACCAAAAAACAGCAGATGTTATTTTAGAATTATTTCGTAAACGTGAAAATCTAGAAATATTTAATAAAAAGGCAATTTATATCTATATTCGTGAGATGATAGATGTTGATACTTTTCAAATTACTAAAGTAATAAAAATACTAAAAAAGGTATATTATAATCTATATAATGAATATTACGAAACAGGGTTTGTAAAAATCTAAAAAAATATATTTATAATAAAATAAATATTATGGATTTTGAACAAAAAATATTCGGACAAAAGTCTTTTTCCGATTTATTAAAAAATATATACGATAATTCCCGAGAAAAAGAAAAACAAATAAAAGACTTAATTTCGGGATTAAAACCACTTGTAACCGATACTCAATCGGCTTTAATGGTTGTTCCATTAATTAAAGAATATCTTGACGTATCTGTTAAGAATGATGACTCATTAATTAAAATGGCTGGGATTGTGCAACGTGCTATGAACAATAGTGGAGGTGGTTCTGATGATTTTTTAAGCGAAGCTGAATTAGATCAAATAAGAGGTGAAGTTCAAAAAATTGGTACTGAAATAGATAAACCACTCCCAATAAATGATAGTAAGGAATAACCAAGGTTCATTTTATAATACATTAGGTTCAACTGGTGGAAGTTTATCTCAATCTTCTATTACTGGGAGGGTATTTCATGTTGTGATAGATGAAAATTCTGCTGGTTTTAATGATTGGAGTAGTATAGGAGATACTTATTATGTTGACCCAAAAACATCTCCACCTACTGAAATTAATAATGATATTTTAAAGTCATATAATTTTGCTAAGCCTTTATTTTCTTATCATAGTTATATTCCCTTAAATGAGGAGATAATTTTATTATTTGATTTACCATCATCCGATTCTTCAGACATACAAAATAAAAAACAATTATATTATTTAAGTCCTATTAATTTATATAATAATACTAATCATAATTCTCAAGCAGTATATAATATAAAAGAAGATGGATCTGCTAATTTAGGTAAAAGTATTACAGAAAGTTCAACTGTAGGAAATTTATTTCCTTTTGAAGGTGATCATATATTGTATGGGCGATGGGGGCATGGTATAAGATTTAGTAGTACATTAAATGAAAATAATCTTGAAAATTTCTGGAGTATAACAGGTAAGAATGGAGATCCTATAACATTATTAGTTAATGGATATAATTTTACCCTAGACCTGAAAGGAAGACCATATGTTGAAGATATAAATAATGATAAATCATCATTATATTTAACCTCAACTCAAGCTATTCCTATTCAAATAGATAATAATATAACAAATCCATTATTTACTTCTCAATCTCCAGAAAAGTATTATAATTCTCAAGCTATATTAAGCTCAAATCGTATATTAATTAATTCGAATAAAGACGAAATATTATTATATTCTAAAACAAATACAAGTATATCGTCAAAGAATACAACTTTTATATCTGCTGCCCAAAATGTATTAATAAATGGTGGTCAATATATATTTTTAGGGTTAAATAGTAGTAATGGAAAACTCCCAACTGAACCTGTATTATTAGGTGATAAAACTATAACTTTACTTAACGATTTATTAACTAATTTAAAAACATTCTCATCTGCTTTAAATAATGCTATTGATAATTCATCACGCCCATTAATATCAATATCAGTTCCTGCTAGTTCATTAGAAGGTTCTATGGATGCTATAATTAAACAACTAGAAGGTATTAAATCTAAAAAAGTATACACAACATAATGACTACTTTAAAAAATTCAAAAGTTGTAAAATCAGCTAAAAAAGTTGGAGGTTTAATTCAAAGTGGATTAGAGCGTGTTGGTAAAACTATAAATAATGTCAACCAAATAGTAATAGCTACTCAATCAGGTTATGAAAGAGGAGAAGCTATTATAAAAGAAGAAGTAGCAACTAGACTTTTATTAAAGGGTCTTGAAATCGATCGTGATCAAGCTATAAAATTTCAAAATAAAAGATTTGAAAAAGGAGAAATTGATAATGAAGGATTAAACGATATATTAAAAGAAGTAAATAAAATATATGATGCTAGAGATAAAATATATAATGATAGACTTGAAACTTTAAAAGAAGATAAAGACCAATTAAAATCATCGTATAATGAATTATTAGCTAAAACTTATAGAGAAGCAGCTCAACGAAAATTAAAACAACGTCAAGCTGAAAAAACTTCAAATAAAGATAAAGCAAATAGACCTAAACCAACAGAAATAATAGGATTTATCTGTTCATTTGCTAATGTAATTATATCAAATATAGCTATAGGTAATAAAAAGATAGAAGCTTTAGTTGATGATACTATTACTATAATTGAAAGTGCTACTACAAAACAAGATATTGAAAAAGCTAAATTATTTAGAAATAATGCATTGATGGTGATATCTGCTAATAAAAAACGTCTTACTACAGTTCAACAAGTAATAGATGTTTTAAATTTATTAGCTCCTTTAATTACCCCTATCGTTATTTTCTTTAAAACAAATCCTATTCCTTCAGCAGTTCCTCCTGGAGTTGGTGTTCCTTTAGGTACAATAACAACAATAGATGATAAAACTAGAAAATTACAGAATATTATAGATTCATCATTATCTATAGTTTCAGTTTTGAGTAGTGTTGTTTCTAAATTAATAGATGATTTAGATTATCAAGAAAGTAGATTAAATCAAGTCGGCAATATATTAGAACAAAATTTAGATAATTTATCAATTAGTGATTTAAATGATTTATTGTTATCTTCTTCTCAAGGATTAGGGTATTTAAGTGGGTATGATTATAAAGGATTTAGATTTTTTATAAAAGAGGAAAATAATCCAAATTTTGTTGTTAAAGGTAATAAACGTAGATATGCAACCGCGGTTAATAAAGATGGGAATGATGTATTACAAAGTTCATCTTCATTTACTTTAGAACCCGATGTATTAGTTGAAGAATTAAAATTGCAAATAGACCAAAAGGGTCTTGTAGCTTAATATTTATAATCATGAAAGTAGACGTATTTAAAAAACTTATTAAAGAAGCTGTTCGTGAAGTTCTAAGAGAAGAACTATCACAAGTTAAACCTACTCCCATACAAGAAAACAGAACTATGAGTTTTACAACTCAAGATGTTGATATGGTAGCATATAGACAAAATCTAGCTGCTTCTATGGGTTTAACCCCCCCACAACAACCAACACATTCTAAACCTCAATCTTCATCAACAGGTAATCCATATTTAGATATTATAGCTGAAACAGCTTCTACTATGACAGCCCAAGATTTAGCTGCAATGAGACAATATAACGAATAATCATGCCTATACCTCAAATAGTAAGGATAGATCCTAGGGATTTAGATAAAAATAAAGCTATAGGGGTATCTATTCCTTTTAATGGGGGAGGAGTTTTTAAAAGTACATTTTCAACTAAAGATCAAATTAAATCTAATTTAATTAATCTTTTATTAACATATAAAGGAGAAAGAGTACTAAATCCTCAATTTGGTGCTGATTTACCTAGATTATTATTTGAACCTATAAATAATGACACATTAATAAAAATTGAAAATCAAATAGTAACTAGTGTATCTACTTACATCCCTGAAATTACTATAACTAATATAGAAATAACACCAGATACTGATAAAAATACAATATATGTTAATGTTATTTACCAATTAAAACTTTCAGGAACAACAGATAATATTATAATTGATTTTTCAACATTACAATGATAAACGAAGATAAAAGTATTAAATATGTAAATAAATCATTTAGTGATTTTAAAGCATCTCTTCAAGAATTTGCTAAAACATATTTTCCAGATACGTATAATGATTTTTCAGACGCGTCACCAGGAAATTTGTTTATTGAAATGGCATCATATGTTGGTGATGTTTCTTCGTTTTATATTGATTCCCAAATTCAAGAGAATTTTTTAAATTTAGCTAAAGAAAAAGAAAGTTTATATAATTTAGCTTATTCATTTGGATATAGACCTAAATCATCATATGCATCAACTACAGATATTGATATATATCAATTAATTCCATCTGTTGGTGGTTCTCCTGATTTATCATATTCACTTCTAATTCCAGCTAATACTACAGTAACTAGTAATACAGATTTTTCTAAATTTATTACTACAGAAGATATAGATTTTTCGTATACTTCATCTGCTGAAATAACATATTATAATGCTGATTATTTTTTAATGAAAAAATCAGTACCTGTAATATCAGCCGAAATAAAAGAATATACAGCTGCATTTAATACTCCAACAAAATTTAATTCTGTAACAATAAATGATAATAATATAATTCAAATATTAGCTGTTACCGGTAGTGATGGTGATAAATGGTATGAAGTTCCATACTTAGCTCAAAATATTATATTCTCATCATCTTTGAATCCTACATCAGGAAGTGATGGAATTAATTACTTAATGAATCTTCAACAAGTTCCTAAACGATTTGTTACCCGAATTAAAAATTCAGGTTCAATTGAGTTACAATTTGGAGCTGGAGTCTCTAATAAAGTTGATACAAATATAATCCCAACTCCAAATAATATTAATTTAGGATTAATACCTAGTATAGCTGATACTGCTGATGATTATAATAAAGCTTCTATTTTTTATACTAAAAGTTATGGTATAGCACCTTCTACTAATTTAAATGTAAAATATTTAGTTGGTGGGGGTATAGAAGCTAATATTCCTGCAAATTCATTAACTACTTTAGATACAACATTATCTTCTGGTTGGTTTAAATATAGTCCATCTGATGCGGGAATAAAAACATTGATAATTAGTAATCTATTAGTTAACAACCCATCTCCTGCAACTGGAGGTAGAGGAGGAGATACAGTAGAAGAAATTCGTTTAAATACTTTAAGTGCATATACAGCACAAAACAGAGCAGTAACTAAAGAAGACTACATAATTAGAACTTTAAGTTTACCTCCTCAATATGGTAATATAGCAAAAGCTTACATCACACAGGAAATATTTAATTCAACAGGTAATTTATTAAATAACAATCCATTAAGTTTAGACTTATATGTTTTGGGATATAATTCATCTAAAAAGTTAATCAGTGCTAATAATACATTAAAAAATAATTTAAAGACATATCTCAATCAATATAGAATGATTACTGATGCTATAAACATCAAAAATGCATTTTATATTAATATAGGAGTTGATTTTGAAATTAATGCTGATCCAAGTTATAATAATAAAGAATTATTATCTAATTGCATATCTCAAATTAAAGATTATTTTAATATAGACTCATGGCAAATAAATCAACCTTTGATTATATCCGAGATTAATGCGCTTTTATTAAAGGTACCTGGCGTTAGATCAGTTTATAAAATAGAAATTACTAATAAACAAGGAGGAGATTATTCTCCATATGGATACGACATAACATCCGCTACTAGAAATAATATTGTATACCCATCAATAGATCCTAGTATATTTGAAATTCGTTTTCCTAATAACGATATAAACGGTAGAATAATTACATATTAAACATGGCAGTATATAAAATATTTCCCACAAAAGACGCTTCTATATATTCATATTATCCAACTAAAAATGCTGGGTTAGATGAAATTTTAGATATAAGTTTATATAAATCTATAGAAGATAATGGTGAAGTTTCTAGAGCATTATTAGCATTTTCAAACACAGAAATATCAGATTTACTAACTAATAAAATAGTATCATCTAATTATAAAGCATATTTAAAGTTATACTTAGCAAATGCGTCTGAAATACCTTTAGATTACACTTTATATTGTTACCCAATATCAAGTTCTTGGAATATGGGGGTAGGTCGTGCCGCTAATGTACCTTCTACTACAGAAGGAGTAAGTTGGAAATATAAAGATATATTAAGTGGAAGTGTATTTACTTCATCAGTAGCTAATGCTACTAACGCATTTAATGGAAGTAATATAGGAGGAGGAAGTTGGTGGACGGGAAGTAATTTAATTGCTACTCAATCTTTTAATTACTTAAATAATAAAGATATAGAATTAGATGTAACTAACGCTATTAGCTCTAGTTATTATCAAAATGGATTCATTATTAAACATTCTAGTTCATTAGAATTTTCTACAAGTTCTTCATTTGAACTTAAATATTTTTCTACTGATACCCATACTATTTATCCTCCATGTTTAGAATTTAGATGGAATGATTTTATTTACTCAACTGGATCACTTTCAACAATAACTTCAGATAATATAATATTATCATTAGCAAATAATAAAGGAGAATTTCAAGAAGATTCAGTTAATCGTTTTAGAGTAAATGTAAGGGATAAATTTCCTACTAGGACATTCCAGACATCTTCATTATATTTAAATAATAAAGTCTTACCTACATCTTCATATTATGCTGTTAAAGACATTAAAACAGAAGAATTTGTAATTGATTTTGATACTACTTTTACTAAACTATCTTCTGATTCAAATGGTAATTATTTTGATTTATATATGAATGGATTACAACCTGAAAGATATTATAGTATATTAATTAAATCTATAGTAAGTGGAAGTACAATAGTACATGAAGATAATAATTATTTCAAAGTAATAAGATAATGACTCAAATATCTTTTGATAAAAATGTTTTTGGAAAAAACAACTTTGAAAAAGTAGTTGATACTAGATTTAAACAATTGGTAGGAACTCAACAATCTCAAGGGGATATAACATTAAGTGATTTTTTTCAAATATATGAAGATTTATTTTATGAAATTCCAAAAGAAGGAGATATAGAATCTCATAAATATATTTTAAATAAAACAGCTGAATATTTAGGAATTAAGTTAAGTGAAGAAAATGATATTCAAGCTTTATTAAATGAAATTACAACATTAAGGGGTGAATTATTAGATGCTAATAAAACATTATTAGATTTAAATAAAAAATAATGGCTGATAATATTAAAATTATAGGGAATATAAATGATATTCAAAGAATATCTAGAATAAAAAATGAAGATCAAAATCTTTTAAATACTCAAACTATTAACCAAACGTTTGGGTATAATAAAGATTATATAGAGTTATTCATATATGACCTAAATCAAAATTTAATATATTCTAACTTAGATTATAAAAGTTTTAAATCTGCTAATAATTTTAGTTTAAATCCTAATGGGAGTATTCCTGTAATAGAAATAGATCCTGTTAATGATATCCAATCCCTGAATTACATTTCAGGTGAATTTTTATCTCAATATAATTTCTTTAAATTAACTTCTTTAGATTCTTCTATAAATTTATTTATCCAAGAAATATCAGATGATCGTACTGAAATAAGAATTAATTCTGCTGATATAGTATCAAGTGATTTAATTATTAGAGGAGAATCTATAATTGACTCATTAACAAATTCAGTAGAACAAAAATCATTTTTATTAAACCAATCTAATAATATTCAAATATTAATAGTTAATGCTATAATAGATGAAAACTCACAAACTCCTAGTATACTATTAAAACTATATGAACCTTTACCATTAAATATAGATTTAAAATCTACAGTATGGGTAACGGAAGAAATTATTGAACCTTATGTTTTTAACATAAATCTAGATACCTCAATAATTCCTGCACCAATCCCCCAACTAAAAGGTCCAAATTTTGATGTTGATATAGATATAAAACAGAATTTAGGAACTAAATATGAAAATTATTCATCATTAGTATCTTCATTAACTGGTTCATCTTATCGTCAAGTATTGAATTATATGAATGATTCATCATATGATTTAAATATAGATTATACTTCATTTGAAAATTTCATTCATTTTAGCTCAGCTAAAAAACGTTTAGAAATATTTTTTAATAAAATAAATCAAATTGAAAGTTATGATACTGATATTAGTACTTTATTATTATCTAATTCTATATTAAAAAATGAAGAAACAGCGTCTATTAAGTTAAAAATAGATGATATTACTAAAAATTTTGATGGATTTGAAAATTATTTATATTTTGAATCAAGTTCATATACTTGGCCTAAAACTAATAATATTAAACCATATAAAAATAAATTCATTAACAAACGATTTTATCAACTAACAACATCATCTATATGGAATTTCACCCATAGTTTAAATGAAATCCCAACAGTAATAGCTATATATTCAGGATCTGGACAGTTATTAACAACTCAATCTTCTGTTATAGGAACTAATACTTTATCTTTAACTTTTAATAATACTACTTCTAGTGGTTATATCATATTATCCTCTCCTAGTGCATCTACTTGGTATACTAATTATACTTCATCAGCATTATTATATGATGAAAATAATCTAGATCATTTATATAATATTGCTCCAGCATATGTAAAAAATGACCCATTAAATTACCAACCATATTACGATTTTACTGATATGATTGGTCATTATTTTGATAATATATGGATTTATATCACATCAATTAATGAATTATATAATGCTGATAATAATCTTGAAAAAGGTGTTTCTAAAGATATAGTATATGATGCTTTACGTTCATTAGGTGTTAAGCTATATAATAGTAAAGGAGATAATGATTTTGAAGATTATATTGGGGGTTCAAATAGTGGAAGCACATTATTTACAAACGATTTTTCAGCAACAAGTAGTTATTTAAATAATGTACCTAAAAAGGATTTATTAGCTGAAACATTTAAAAGAATATATCATAATATACCTTTATTATCTAAAACAAAAGGTACATCAACTGGTTTACAAGAATTAATAACTACGTTTGGTGTTACAAGTAGTATATTTTCCCCAAATGAATTTGGTGGTTCTAACAAGAAAAATCAATTAAAAGGGTATGATAATGATAAAATAACAATTCAAAATAATACTATAACTGGTAGTGTTTTATCACCATTTATATCATTACAACAACCATTTACAGCTTCATCCGATTTTACATCAACTGATTTACATTTTGTAGATTTATCATTTAGTCCCCAAACTGAACTAAACTCTAGAGTCTCAGCTTCAGTTGCTGTAACTTATCCTACTTTTTCAATAGATGAATATATAGGTGATCCTAGATTATTATCATCATCGTCTTATGATACTTTAATCACTCAACAAAA